GCTCATGATTGTTTCTGTCTTTGCATTGCAGTGCTATCAACTTTTCCACCGTGAAAAAACGGTGCCCGTTTTCGCATTCACGTTTGCGCAAAAGCTCGCCTTTGCTTTCAAATGCTGAATGCTTGCGCGTTTCGAGAACGCGCGTCAATGATCGGCAGTTTGCGCATCGCATGATCAAAAGACAAAATACGACATCAACACCCAAAGCACGATCACAGCACACAGGCCTAGAACGTATTTCGCAACCTCTGCGGTTTCTTTGTCGTATTCCTCGACTGAGTGATAGCCGGTTTCCCATTCGCCGTCTTGCATGGTGCGAGATGTCTCAATGTGTGAACGTTTCATTTCTTCATCTCCAAAAAAAAGCCCATGAGCGAATCATCGGGCTTTGTTGATTGTTTGCCTACTAGGGCAAACCCTTAAACGTATGGCTTCAGGTTTGGCGGTTTCCAACCTTCCGGCTTGCCAATCTTGCCGCCTGGCAGAATCACCGGCTTACCATCAACCAGCTTTGCCTCGTTTGATGTCAAAACGGCATCGTCGGCCTCGTCCTTGTCCATCTGTGCCAGGTATGCAATGCCGTTGCCAGTCACTTCGGCATCGCACAGAGCATCTAAGCAATCCTCGCGCAAATGCTCAGGAATGTAGGCGATCACGCCACCGGTTTTTAGCTTGAGCGCCAGCGCGTTAAGGTCAATCACGCAGCGCTGCAAAAGCCGCGCGTATCCCTCTTTGCTCACGCTCAGGTTGTCCAGAAGCTCGCATACTTCCTCGATGTGGCATCCGATCTGCACGCTGATACTTTCAGCGTTGAGCTTGTTCGACTCTTTGCCGCAGTTACGCAGCCATGTCGCTGTTCGTTGAAAATTGCTGTATGACATCTTTTAGCCCTCCTTTGGCATGGGACATTGCGAAGTGAAAGATTGATGCGCCAACGCCTTTTTTGAGCTTGCGGCGTTGCCAATACCTAGCGTTCCTCTCCTTTTTTGTTTCTTTTGCGTCTGGCTTCGGTTGATCTGGCCGGTTGCCAATCGCGTACACCGGGCGCAAATACTTATGGCCTGATGTGGCATCAACCGACACCCAGGAGCTGACGTAGAGCAGCTTTGGCCGCTTGGAGCGGTGCAGATTCGGTTGCAGCATCTTATCAATTGACGATGATGCCGACTTGTACTTCAGGCCGCATTCGCGCTCAATCTCTGCCCGAGTCATCGGCCCGCAAGCCTCAAGTGACTCTAGTATTTTGTTGCGCACACTGTCTGGTTGGTTTCGCTTTTTTTTCATACAACAACATCCTCTAACCGTGTTTTACCTTTGATCAAGTCAATGATTCGGCGCTCGGTCAAGCGGTGGCACCGGATCATCGTGCGAGCTGGCAATACGTCAAGCAGCGCGGCGTAGTCATCCAGCACAGCCCGAACTGCGGCGATGCCTTCACCATCCAAGCGCAATGCACCGCCGCACTTGTGACGCTTGCCAGCCTTTGCCAATGCTGCAACTGCATCATGTAGCAAGCCTGAATTGTCTTCACAAACCTTCATGTCGCGTACTAGGGTTTCCAGCAGGTTGACAGCATTGGAAACAAGCCTCCAATCCTCAGGCGTAGGGTTCTCTCCTTGCTCGATCTCATGCAATCCCTGGTACATGCGCGTTAGCTGGTACGTGCGTTTTTCAGCTTGTAGCGGCGCTGTAGGGCTGGCCAGCAGCTCATCCATCACCGTATAGGCGCATTCGTACTGCGGCAGTTTGCGTTTCTTCTTCATTTGTATATCCCGTTTGGGTTAGATGTGGCTAGACTTGGATAGACTTTGCTAGATATTGTTATTCTTCATTCTTTCGTACCTTTCAAAATCAGGTTCGCAAGCTGCTTTTTTGCATCCTCACAGCCCCGGCACACGATAGCCGTGTGACCGATGCCCTCCAGATATTGGAGCCAATCTTTCTGATCTGCGCTCACGCTGCCGCCCTTGGTGCGCTTCATCTCAATCCATAGGCTCCAGGCTGGCACGAACATATCCGGCACGCCTGAGGCCACGCCTTCGGCCTTGAGCCTGCCAGCGGTGGCCGCGCTTCTGGCTCCGCCGTTTGGAATCGCAAAGATGCGCACATCTGGCCAATTCTTGCGGAACCACATCACTAACTGGCGTTGTTCTTCGTGCTCTGTTGGGATGCGGTCAGCTTGCATCATCATCACCTCGCATGACCTTTTCGATTGCTTCTAACTTCATTTTGACGTCCACCAGCTCATATAAAGCTTCACGGTAGCCACTCCACGCCTTATCAGCGCGTTCGCGCTCTGCGGCCAGCAAACGCTCCAGGCGCTCGAATTGCAGCTTCTCTTTTGCGTTCAAAACGGTATCTCCCAAAGCCAATCATCACACTCATCTTCCGTCGCGGCGAACTCCGCAGGCGGCTCCATTCCATGCTTCTCACACTTTCCGTTTTTGCTGTACCACTCGCACGTATGGCAACACTTCGGCGGGCCTTTTTTGTCAAACTCGCGCCAGGCGATCACAAAACTAGGTTCAGGTGGGCGCATGCCAACTCCTATTTGTTACTCTGCAAAACTTACCATCCATTTTGTATTTGAGGTAAACCGGAGGTTTTGCCCCGTTCAAATTGACGATCAACGCTGCGCTATTCATCCATCCATGCGGCTCGGTTTGCGCCATCAATTCGGCAGGATTCAAGCCTGCACTGCGGGCTATGCTCACAAACGTCTGCATCGCTTTGTCACCAGCATAGCCCTCATGAGAAACTGGCAAATACTCTGTGACGCTTGGGCTCGCAAGATCGCGCCCGTAGTACGTCACTGCCAGCATCTTCTTCGTGCTTGCGCGGCTGACATGAACCTTCCAAGACCATGCGCGTACCGGCATCTCAATTGGTTCTAGTCCGAGAATGTCCACATCGCGCAGCTTCAGGTCTTTCTTCTTTGGCTCAGGGAAAACGGCTCCGCAGGCTTCGCATTCTTTTGCGGATATTGCACATAGTTCTCCGCATGAGTCGCACACTTTGACAGGTGCCTCGCCATCGCCTTCGCCTGAAACCTTGTTAGGCGGCTTCACGGCGGTGATCGGCCCATGAGTCTCCACCACGCCAGCGAAGTCCAGCACAAGGCAATGGTCGGTATGGCTTTTCACGCGCAGGCCACGCCCTGCCATCTGCACATAAAGACTCGCGCTCATGGTCGGGCGCAGCATGGCGATCAGGTCAATATCCGGGTAGTCAAAGCCGGTGGTCAGCACGTTGGCATTGGTCAGGGCGCGGATTTCTCCGGCTTTGTACCGTCTCAAAATTGATTCACGCTCCGCTTTCGGCGTTGCACCGGTAACGCACTCCGCTTTGATGCCTTGCGCATTCAACTCATTTGCAATCGCCTCAGCGTGCGCCACGCCGGCACAGAAAAACAGCCACGCCTTGCGATCACCGGCCAGCGCCATCACTTCGGCAACAACTGCGGCGTTTTTGTCTGCTTTGTTCACGGCGGCTTGCAGCTCGGCCTCAATGTACTCGCCGCCTCGCTTATGAACGCCTTCTGTCGATAGCTTTGCTTTCGTGATCTTGCTGCGCAGCTTTGACAAAAAACCCTTGTGAATCAGCTCTTCAATGCTCACCGGCTCCACCAGGCCATCAAACAGCGCAGGCTTGTCGGTGATCATGCCGTGGCCTAAGCGGTACGGCGTGGCCGTAAGACCGATCACGCGCAGGCTCGGATTGATAGCTTTCAGAGCATTCAGCAGCTCACGGTAGCCGCCCTCGTCTTTATGGCTGACCATGTGGCATTCATCAATCACAATCAGGTCAACGTGGCCGATCTTGTCAGCCTTGCCTCGCAGTGATTGAATGCCAGCAAACGTGATCGGCTCGTCCAGCTGCTTGCGTCCGATGCTGGCAGAATAAATGCCAAGCGGCGCACCGGGCCAGTGCAATCGCATTTTCTCGGAATTTTGCTCGATCAGCTCTTTCACATGCGTGAGCATGAGAATTCGAGTCTCTGGCCAATTCTGCACAGCTTCCTTGCACAGCGCGGCCACAATGTGACTTTTCCCGGCTCCGGTTGGAAGCACGAGGCAAGGATTTCCCTCGTTTTGCTCAAACCATGAATAGAGCTGGTCGATTGCTCGGCGTTGGTATTCGCGCAGCATTTCAATCAGCTCCCGGGTGGTTGTACTTGTGATAAACCGCCACAATTGTTTTATGTGCGCGCAGCAGCTCGGCAATCGTCACTTCTTCGCCCACGTTTGCATCCATCGCGATCTTGCACAGATCCTCTAGCGTAGGCGGCTGCGGCTTGACTTTGGGCTTGCGCCAGAAAAACCAGTTCATCTGAACATCCTGTTAAACCATCGGCGCACAAGGTAGCTGCGCACCAGACTGATTGCCGTAAACCATAGGCCAATCAATAGGTTATCTTGCAGCGGAAGGTGAACGCCGAACATAGGGAAAACCACCAATTGACTGCCAAGTGCAACCATGTAGCCGATCACTACATTGGCCGCGCTCTCAATCATGCTTTGTGCGCGGCTCTGGCTCATGCTGTGATCTTTGAGCCTGGGAACTGCCCGCGCATGTCTTTGACTTCCTGCCAAGTGCAGGCCGGCGCGTTTGCGATCAGCTCACGGCTTGAGTAGATGTTTGCATCCGGCTCGCCATTGGCCACCTCGGCACCGTCCACCACATAAACCGCCGTGAATTCATCCGGCCCTTCTTTGCGCTGCCATGGCACAAGGTCAGGGTGAAGCACATGCCCGGTGCAGCCTTCGCGCTGTGCCTCCACCGGAATCACATCATCCCAACGTAAGCAGTGCCATGTGCTATCACTGAGCGGCGTAGAGTGTGCGCATGTGCGGCAGTTGACCTCTTTCGTCAGCTTTGTCTGGTGGCAGAAAGAATGCGCCGGGCAGAACTTGCATTGATACCATGATGGATCAGCGCTCACCGGCTCTGGCATGCGGTCAGATAGTGCGATGCGCTGGCCACGCGCCACAATCTGCTGCGCTGCGTCAACATCCAGCCTCACGCGCTCGGTGTAGAGCCGGTCATCATCTTTGCAGACTGCAACATACAGCGCACGATCAATGCCAGCGCCTAGCATGTAGGCTTGCATTTGTGCCCAGTGCATCGGCTTTGCCTTCTCCACGCCATCGCGTGAAACCTCGTCGAAGCTCTTTTTACTGTGCGTTTTGAACTCGGCAATGTGGCGCTTTTTCGGCGCTTCTGGCACCCCGGAATGAATGATTCCGTCCATCGAACCGGACACATGCGAGCCAAAGTCAACCCGGCTCTGTGCGCCTTGCGTGTCTCGGATATCAATGCCAATGGCTCGAAGGTCGCTCACAATCTGCGCTTCTTCATTGTGGCCACGCCTAAACACGCGCAGGATACGGCCAGGAAACTTCTCAATCACGGCCCATCTGAAGTTGAGCCACAGCCAGCGGTCGCAATGGTGGCCAAGCAGAGAGGCGCCTAAATGGCCCCGAGGGGCCTCCGCTTTCGCTTCGTGTGCAGCATCAATCAAAGCTGTGATTGAATGCTGAGGGTCGGGGAGTGTGCTCATTCAAAGAGTCCTTGTTGAGTAGAGCCACATGCATCGCTGATGTTTTGAACTGCCAAATCCCAATACTGCGGCTTCAGTTCGGTTCCTACAAATTGACGCCCCATCTTCACGGCGCAATATCCCTCAGAGCCGATGCCAGTAAACGGCGAAAACACCAAGTCGCCAGGGTTAGACCACAAATGAATGCACCGTTCGATCACATCAAGCTGTAGCGGGCACATATGCTTTTCGTCGTTCTCATCACGCGCAGGCAGTTTGTTGAGTGTGCGGCTTTGGTCAATGTCATCCCAGATTGGGCTGGCGTACTTTTGCCACATCATCACCGGCAAGTCATCGCCATGAGTCACACGCACTTCAGCATCGCCCGGCTTGCGCATCGTCACAACATAATCAGGCAAACCCATGCGGCTCATGCTGGCGTTTTCGCGGATAGTCTTGTGCAGCAAGCCAAGCGCCTTTGTGCGCTGCATTGCCACGACTGGGTCTTTCCAAATGCAAACCTCCGAGTGATAGATGAATCCGGCATCTTGGAATGCGCGAATCAAATCTCCACGAAAGTCTCGCAGGCCGATGAATCCTTGCCGCATCTTTGTGGTCGGCAGGTTCATGCAGTGGAATGACACATTCCGGCCAGGCTTGATGATGCGGAACAGTTCTCCGATCAGGTAGCGCAGTTGGGCCACAAACTCTGCATCATCGCGGCAGTTTCCCATGTCGTGATCACTGTTTGAGTACACGAACAGATCAGCGAACGGCGGAGAGAAAACAGAGTAGTCGATGCTGTTGTTTGCCATGCGCTTTGTCCACTTCACGCAATCTCCAAGATGCACCGTGAAGCCATCGCCTTCATGCGTATCTTCTCGGTATTCATCGACGATGTTTTGCTGTCCGGCCAGTTCGTTGTTCATGATGTCTTTCATATGTTCGATCATGTTTGCGCTCATTTCATGATGCTGCGACTCTTTGCGTTTCAGATTTAGCAGAATCTGCCCTTCGTTTTCCGCAGTGAATAGATGCACTCGCACGCTGCGCTTTTGACCGAAGCGATAGCATCGGCGCACAGCTTGATAGAACTTCTCGAATGAGTCATCCAGCCCGACAAATGCCATGCGTGCGCAGTGCTGCCAATTCATGCCGAAGCCGCAAATCTTCGGCTTGCTGATAAGCACTCGCAGTTCGCCATGAGAAAACGCCAGCATTTGTTTGGCTTTGTATTCTGCGGTGTCCGACCCTTGCACATTCACGGAACCCGGAATCAGGCTTTGCAACAGTTCTGCCTCGTCATTCAAATGACACCAGATCAGCCACGGTTCGGCGCTTTCTGAATTGACCACATCAGCCAATGCCTTGCACCGCGCTTCGATGCTGTCTCGCTGTGCCTTGCGGCGCTCAGTCATTGATTGAGCTGGGCGACTAAACAGATCATCACCAAGCGGCTCGGTTTCAACAACATGCTCGATGTATTCAGGTGCAGGCAAGATGTAGCGCGATCCATCAAATCCGATATCGCTCGGGTTACGCAATACAACAGCCCATGTCCCCATCCATTCCCAAAACTTCGATGCACCCCAGCCCTTTAGCCGCCATGTGCCTGTATCGCCGGTGTCGTTCACAAAGTACGTGGCCAGCATTTCGGTACGTGTCATCACGCCCAAGAACTCGCACTGATTGCCCAACTCCTCGAAGTCATTAGGGCTCGGTGTCGCTGTGCAGCTCAAGCGGTACGGTACGCCTTGAGCAGATTCAATAATGCGCGTGCGTGTTTTGCCATCGTGCGCTTTCAGAATGCTTGATTCGTCCAGCACCAAGCCATGCAGTTCTGAAAAGTCAATCGACTCCATGCGCTCATAGTTAGTGATCCACACGCCAGGCGCATCAGGAGATCCGCCGTTCGGAACTCGGCGCACATCAATTCCGAATGTCGCGCCTTGCTCAATAGTCTGTTCTGAAACAGCAAGCGGGGCAAGAATCAGGACACTGCCGCCAGTGTGCGATGCGACTTCATCAGCCCATGACAATTGCATGAGCGTTTTGCCAAGCCCGGTATCTGCAAAAACAGCAGCACGCCCACGGCGCACAGCCCAAGAAACAATGGCATGTTGAAAATCAAACAGATGCTCATTCAGATCGCCGGGCTTATGCCCTGTTGCGACTTCAGCGCGGCGCTTGTTTGATACGAATGTCTCGTAGTCCATCAATCACCTCAAATAGATAGCCCGGAACCTGTCCGGGCTTTGGTTTACTTCTTCACCCAGGGCGGTGCAGCCTTGGCAGTGGCGGGGGCAGCCGGCGCAGCAGCAGGCGCGGCGAACGAGGGCACAGAAGCAGCAGCCTTCGGCGCAGCAGAACCACCGCCGGCAGACTTGAATCCGCGCACTTCGTTCTTGTCGCCGTATTGCTCATCGTGCTTAACGTCAAGCTTGATGCTCAGGCTACCGCCGATAAGTTGATCGGTGTCAGACACGCTGTTGAGGCCGATTGACACCATCAGCTCGCGCAGTTGCTGTCTCCCGATTTCCTCGGCTTTTTGGTTGGGATTGGCGATGTTCAGGTTGCCAAACACAACCCGGCCTTGATGCGTCGGCCCCAGGATGTCATAGCGGATTGCGATGTATTCGCCAGTGCCAGCCTTTGTCTTTTTCAGTTCAGCCGATGTGATGGTGGCCTGATACCACCCAGCCGGCAGCGGCTCGAAGTTACCGCCAGAGCCTTGCGGCAGTTCGTCAACCGCGAATGATTGTGAAAGGAAAGCCATGGTTTATTGCTCCTTGGTTGCAATAGTGAAAGAAGGGCGTCCGGGCTTGACGGTGACGGCCCCAGCGAAAATAGCGGTTACATCGGCAGGCGCTTTGCGCCATGCGGCCATATCAATCTCAGGCTTCCAACGGAAAAGCGCACCGAGCGCATTCTGTAAATCATGCTCTGCGGCCAGCTCCTGCGCCTTGTCGGAGTCAACCTTTCGGTCGAGGCGGCTGATAATCTTGATCATCAAACCCTCGGGCAGAAGATGCGTTTCTGTACCTTCTTTTGCGGCGTCCACGCCAAGCGCGTTGCTCATTTGATCTTCAAGCTCACGGCGCTTTGCCACGGCCACGCGCTCAGCTTCTTTTGCTTCTTGCCACTGTTTAGCCAACAGTTCAAGGTCGATGTAATCCATGCTCATGCTCCGATCTTGTTGATGATTGCGCCCAGATCTGGCGCTTCCCATGCTTGAAGCTTGCCGCTGCGATCCTTGGCAAGCCAGAGGCCATCGCTGTCGCACATCAAGGCGCGCTGGGTGTTGCCTTCTGCGTCACGCTCTACGCGCAGGGCCAGCACCTCGTCGAAGAAGTAGGGCAGTTGCTGTCCGGTCTTATTGCCCGGCATGCTCGGTGCATACAGAACCCGGCCCATTTCGTCCTGCGTCTTCTCCAGCTTTGCGCTCATGTAAACGTGCCGGCCAGGCAGGTCGCGGAATGCCCGGATGATGTCGGCCATCTGCTCTTGCATCGCGCCGTAGGCTTGGCGCGGGTCTTTGGTGGCCTTCTTCTCGGCGTTGAGCACCACCTCTGCGATCTCGCTGATGCTGTCCAGGGCCACAGATTGAAACGCCTTTGCTTCGGCGCTCTCGCTGAGCCAGCTCCAAGCCTCGCGCAGCGTGGCCATGTCGCTGATTTCAACGTAGGGCACATCGGCCCCGGCGATTGAAAGCAAGCCGCCTTCAGCGCTCAGGACAATGGGCGCTGGCAGTGTTGGGATGAGAGACGTTTTACCTGCGCCAGCTTGCCCGTACACGAGCAGCTTGACGCCATGCGCGGCCAGGGTGCCGCTTCGTTTCAGATTGATTGCCATGTCGGTTCTCCGGTTTGGCGTTGATGGATGCCCCTTGCGGGGCGGGTGATTATGCGCTCAGGCGTTTTACATATCAAGCGCTTCGCGCTTGGCTTCGTCAAAGCCAATCCACTTGCCCGTAGTGGGTGACATCCCACGCATGACAAGCTCAAGGGTGGCTGCTCCTTTTGCGCTTACCATGCCATTCACAATTGCGGTAAGCACTTCAGTCGGAATCGTTTGAAACCAGGAAGAAAGAGCTGTTTCTGCCCTCAAAGATGCGCCATCCGTATCAAGCATGGTGAAGATGCCTTCATCGTTTTTTTTCCGCATTAGCACCACGACAATAGGCTCTCCAAGATGGTTGACGCCATCGTACTTGGCATCCAATGCGCCGGGTATTTTCCGCGCTTCTTCTAGAGTCAAGCTCGTTTGCTTCCATGATGTGTTTGCGTCCATTTCGGTTTCTCCGGGTTGGTTGGGTTGATGTGTTTATTGTGTCTGGTTGAACAGGGCTTGCCTATTAAGACAAACCCTAACTTACACTCACAGCCTCGACTGTTCGGCCTTGTACTTCGGCCAGGCCTTCACGGCCTCGCCGTCGATGTAGTCGGCCAAGTCTTGATCGCGCTCGAGTCGCTGGCGCAGTTCGTAGCGTGCCTCCAGCGCTTGCTTGTCAGTGCCCATCATCACGAGAACAACCAGCTGCTCGTGGCTCATGCTGGCAACATCGGATGCGTCAAGTTGCCATGGCTTGACTTGGCTCTTGGCGACGTCATCGGAACCAATGCTCACCTCGCCAAACCCCAGGTAGTACTGCCAGACTTCCGAGCTGTGCAGTGCATCCTCTTTGATGCTGTCGCAAAGAGGCTCGCACTCGGTGGCTGCTTCGAATTCAATCTGAGCGTTCCAGGATTCTTCGGTAGGGTAGTAAAGCATGTCGGTTACTCCGGTTTGCTGGATCAGCACCGCGCTGTCCATGTCCTAGACTGTACCGGCTCAAGAACCAATGCACATCGGGATAAACCCTAGGTGACGATTAGGGCTTGATGTGCAATCATTGGCCCCCCAATCACAAAGGAGCATGCAACTATGGCAAAGCTCGGGCGCGTTTTTGATGTCGCGTCACTTCCCACACTAGACGCGGCGCGGCCCGTCGCACCCCCTGAATCACAGCTAATTGATGCCATGCGCGCGGCTGGCATCACTCACACGCCGGAGCAGATTCACATTGACGGCAAGATGCACCGATTCTGCACATCGGGCAAGCGCGGCGACTCCGGTTGGTACATCATCTTCGCTGATGGCATCCCGGCGGGTCAGTTCGGCTGCTGGCGATCAGGCCTGGTGCAATCTTGGCGGGCAGATGTGGGCCGCAAAATCTCGCACGTTGAGCAGATGGCCCACACTCGGCGCATGGCCGAGGCTGCGGCATTGCGCGAAGCAGAGCTGGCCAGGCGGCGCGAGACTGCCGCCGATGTCGTGGGGCGCATTTGGTCAGAAGCCCAGGCCGCAAGCCCGGAGCATCCGTACCTTCAGCGCAAGGGCATCGCAACCCACGGCGCACGAGTGACCGGCGACGGCCGATTGATCGTGCCGCTCTACAGCCCCGAGGGTGAGCTGGTGTCGCTGCAATACATTGATTCAGGCAGTGACAAGAAATACCACCCAGGAGGCCAGACCGGCGGGGCGTACTGGTGGCTCGGTGCGCTCGAAGATGCAAAGACGATCTACATAGCGGAGGGCTTCGCCACCGCCGCGACGATTCATCAAACCACTGGCCAGCCTGTTTTCATTGCCTACAGCGCATCTAATCTTGTGCCAGTGTGCGGAATGCTTCGGCAGCAGTTCGGCGCTACCCAGGCGCTCGTGATCGTGGCAGACAATGACGCAAGTCATACCGGCCAAAAATACGCAGATCAAGCATCGGCCAAGTACGGCGCGCGCGTAGTTGTCCCTCCAATCGAGGGCATGGATGCAAACGATTATATGCAAGCCGGCCACAACCTGGGCGCACTTCTCACTCCACAGCGCGAGGATGGTTGGCTGATTCCAGCCGATGATTTCTCAGCACAGCCTGCGCCGATCTCGTGGCTTGTGAAGCATTGGATTCAGAAAGACGCCCTAATCATGGTGCACGGCCCAAGCGGCGGCGGAAAGACGTTTGTGGTGCTGGATTGGTGCTTGAGAATGGCATCAGGAATGGCTGACTGGTGCGGGCAAAAGGTAAAGCCGGGTCGCATTGTGTATCTGGCTGGTGAAGGCCACCACGGCCTGCGCGGGCGCATTGCAGCATGGAAGCACCGACACCAGGCCGGCAGTCTCTCAATGTGGCTCTCACGGGACGGATGCGACCTCAACACCGCCGAGGGCTATCTGAAAGTCGTTGAGCAGGTTAGGGCGCTCGGATACAGCCCCGAAGTGATCGTCGTCGATACCCTTCACCGCTTTCTAAACGGCGACGAAAACAGCGCGCAGGATGCCAAAACAATGCTCGATGCGTGCAACCGGCTAATGTCTGAGTTCGGCTGCTCCGTGGTGCTGGTTCACCACACCGGCGTTAGTGACGAGGCACAACACCGGGCACGCGGCAGCAGCGCATGGCGCGGGGCTTTGGACATTGAGATAAGCATTGTGCCGGCCACTGAATCCGCACCGATGCAGATCGTTCAGCGCAAGTCAAAGGATGCGGAGCTGGCTCAGAATGTATATGTCCAGCTTGAGCAGGTCGAGATTCCAGGATGGTTTGACGAGGACGGGCAGGTAGTTACTTCGGCAGTTATTGTGCAGGCAGATACTCCTGAAAAGCCAGCCGGAAAGAAGGACGATAAAACAGAAGCGCATATGAAGTTATTCATGGCCGCATGGTTTGAATCAGGCACAGAAACACGCGACGAAAAACCATACATTAGTCGTTCTGCGCTTATGGAATATCTGGAACAAACCAAGGGCATGAGCCACGACACCGCTAAGCAGTACGTCAAACCAAGCGCCAAGGGTCGATTGATGTCCGATCTTTTGGATGCGCACATCGTCGAGCCGTTCGAGCATGGATGGCAAGTGAGCGACTTGGCGCACTCAAGATCAATGCTCATGCGGGCAAATGAACGGTAAAGTTATCCACAGGCTATCCACATGGCACCATGAGGGTAACAGGGTAACAAGAGGGTAACAAGAGGGTAACAGTTACCGGGGGGCTAGGCGGCGATTTTAGGGTAACAAAGGTAACACACTCCCTTAGGAGTGTTACCCTGTTACCCTGTCGCAGCGGCGCGAGTTCGGTACCTTGAACGATGTTGGGTGAGTGATGAGTGAGTGATGAGGCAAAAAAGTTATCCACAGGCGCATGAGGCGCAAGGCCGAGCATCTGGCCAGCAAGATGCGATACACTTAGGAGAACACATGAGCGCAAACAATCATCAGGTCGGCGGCTCGCACTACGCGGCCAAAGCAATTCAGCCTTGGGATTACATCGCATCAAATAATCTAGGATATTTCGAAGGAAATATTTTGAAATATATTTCACGGTGGCGAGATAAAGGCGGGATTGAAGATCTACGCAAAGCCCGGCATTATTTGGATAAACTGATTGAGGTGGAAAATGGCGCGCGGTAAATCAAAAGAGGAAATCCAAACCATTGCGCAAGAAGTATTCAAGCAAATGCGCGAAGGTAAAAGCACTCTGCAAGCGTGCAAGTCAATCGGAATTATTCATTCGACGTTTTGTAAGTGGATGAATGACGACGCCGAACTGGCGCACGAATACGCGCGCGCAAGGGAAGACTTGCATGAGGTGATCGCGGCTGAAATCGTGGCCATCGCAGATCAACCTGTTGGCTCGACTGAATCCGGCGCGACTGACACGGGCGCGGTGCAGAAGCAGCGCTTGCAGGTTGACACGCGCAAATGGCTACTTTCAAAGCTGGCCCCGAAGAAGTGGGGCGACAAGCTTGAGCTGTCCGGCGACCAGCAGAACCCGCTAGCCATCCAGACCATCGAACGGGTGATCGTCAAGAAGTGAAGCTCCAAATCCAAACCCCAGCCTGGGCCGAGCCATGGTTCAAGCCTGCGCGCTATAAAGGCGCATACGGCGGCCGTGGCTCTGGAAAGTCTCACTTTGTCGCTGAATACATAGTCGAGCGCTCGCTCATGGCTCGCACCGATATCGTGTGCATCCGTGAAATCCAAAAGAGCTTGAGCCAATCGGTCAAGAAGCTGATCGAGATGAAGATCGAGGCGCTAGGTGTCGGGCATCACTTCGAGATCCAAGAAGCACGCATCAAGGCCAAAAACGGCGGGCAGATAATTTTCATGGGGATGCAGAATCACACTGCGGATTCGATCAAGTCGCTTGAGGGTTACAACGTGGCCTGGGTGGAAGAAGCGCAAAGCCTGAGCGCTCGAAGCCTTGAGCTTCTGCGGCCAACAATCCGCAAAGACGATTCTGAAATCATCTTCACATGGAACCCTTCAAGCCCTACCGATCCGGTTGATGCTTTGCTGCGCGGAGACAATCCGCCACCTGATTCCGTGGTTCTCCAGGTCAATTGGTCAGACAATCCATGGTTTCCTGATGTGCTTCGGCAGGAGATGGAATATGACCGCAAACGAGATGCCGGAAAATGGGCGCACGTTTGGGAAGGCGCTTACCTGAGCAACACCGAAGCCCGCGTTTTCCGTAACTGGCGCGTTGAGGAGTTCGACACGCCAGCCGATGCCGTCCTGCGCTTCGGTGCAGACTGGGGCTTTGCAGTTGACCCGACTGTCCTGGTGCGATGTCACATCGTCGGTCGCACGCTATACATCGATTACGAGGCTTATCGCATCGGGTGCGAGATCATGGACACGCCAAGCCTGTTCCTGACGGTGCCAGACTCCGAGCGCTGGCCCATCGTGGCCGACAGCTCACGGCCTGAGACTATCTCGCACATGCGGCGAAATGGCTTTCCAAAGATCATGCCAGCGGTCAAAGGGCCGCGCTCGGTTGAGGAAGGTATAGAGTGGCTGAAGTCTTTCGATATCGTCGTGCATCCGAGGTGCCGACACACAATCGACGAGCTGACCGCGTACAGCTACAAGATTGACCCGCTCACATCGCAAGTCCTGCCAGTGCTTGAAGATAAAGACAACCACGTTATCGACGCACTGCGGTACGCTTGCGAAGGCGCTAGGCGGGCTCAGATCGGCATGGCCAAGCCGCAGATGGTTCATGCTGTGCCGACTGTCTCCGCTTGGAGGTAATCGCTCCAATGTGGTATAAACTGCCCCGATACTTCGGGGCTTTTTTATGGCACGCAGCAAAGCGGAAAAGTGGGCAGCTATTCACAGCGAGGCAATGGCCGAATTCGATGCCATTCAATCGGCT